ATATTTGGAACAAGAAAACAATTACTTAAAAGGAAGTAAAAGAAATACACGAAAGTAGTAGGAGGGGCGAAAGCCCCTTCGTATATTTAGGGGTTCAATTAAAATAAAAGTTATGACAAAAATTAAAGAAGATTACGCAACAAGAAATCTAAAAACACCTGAAGGTGTTAAAATCTCCTATTTCGACAACAAACTTCATAGCTGGGATATACCCGCAATTCGCTATCCAAAGGCAATGAAGCAAAAAGATGAATACTACCTATATGGTATTCAAAGAACAAAAGAAGAATGGATGGAGTTTAGACAAGATCGTAACGGCGTTCCACCAGAGAAAAACCCTCAAGTAACATCAAGATTTTAATATGATATATCAATATTATGACAAATTAGTTCCTGAGCATGTATGTAATAATTTAATACTTCATTCTAATAAATGTCCTCAAGAATTTATATTAAACTGGGGTGGAAGAATTAATTCTTTATCTCCGTGGTTAGTAAGAAATAAAGAGTTTTTACAAACTTTAAGTTTATTAAATTCATTAGCTTCAAAAACCACCAATTCTATTTTATTCCCTGAAATTGCAGAAGTGTGTAAATGGCCCGAAGGTACTTCTCAAAATCCCCATTTTGATAAGACTAGAGAGAGTACTAAATATACTTCTATAACTTATTTAAATAATAACTATAAAGGTGGAAAAACATTTTTTACTTTAGATAATTCCTCCTCTAAAAACAATATAGGAGATACTATTATGTTTGATGGGAATGAGTATGAACATGGGGTAACAAAAGTAACAGAAGGAACTAGATATGTTTTAGCCATCTGGTACTCTAACAATATTAATGATTATTTATTAAATTTGTAATTATGAAAAAGAAGGCAGTTATAGTATCCGGATACTTTAACCCAATTCACAAAGGACATCTTGAGCTCTTCACGAAAGCGAAGGCTCAAGGTGATTACCTTTTTGTAATTGTAAATTCGGACTTGCAAAGAGAATTAAAGGGTTCAAAAGAATTCCAAGACGAAGTTGAACGTTTATTGATAGTACAAAGTCTTAAAATGGTAGATGGTGCTATGGTTTCAATAGACGAAGATAAAACACAATGCAAAACAATTGAGATGGCTTACAAATTACTCTCAGAAGAATACGATTTAGCTTTTGCAAATGGTGGTGATCAGAATAATAATTCTATACCGGAGGCTGGGATATGTGAAACACTTGGCGTATCTTTAATAGAGGGTTTAGGAGACAAAATACAATCTAGTAGTTGGTTATTAAATAAATAAGTTATGAAAATAGGTTTATGTGGTACAATGAGTGTAGGTAAAACTACATTAGTAAATGCTTTAAAAGAATTAGAGCAATTTAAAGGATATGAATTTGCTACTGAGCGTAGTAAATATCTAAGTGGTTTAGGTATTCCATTAAATACTGATTCTACATTAAAGGGTCAAACAGTGTTTTTAGCTGAGCGTTGTGCTGAGTTAATTCAAGACAATATTATTACAGATAGAACTGTAGTTGATGTAATGGCGTTTACAGAAAATGCTAAATCAATTGATTTTAAAGATAAAGAATATTTTAGCGAATATGCTAGAAATTTTTTATGTGAATACGATTATATATTTTATGTTTCTCCTGAAGGTGTTGATATAGAAGATAATGGTATTAGAGAAACTGATGCAAATTATAGAATTTTAATTGATGATTCTATAACACATATATTGAGAAGTTTTGGTCATAGATGTAAAAATGTACATATGTTAAAGGGTACAACTAATGAACGAATTGAACAAATGCTTGGGTTTATTAAATAGTAATATTTATATACAAAATATATTATATCATGCAAGACAATTTTAGCATTAGAAACTGGAAACATACAAAATTGTATAAAGAAGAATTCGACGGTGCTGGTAAAGTAGCCGAAGAAAATGATTTCGAAGCAGATGCTGAAGATATCGAATTCGAGATCCCAGGAGGAGAAGATGCAACCCCCGTTGTTGATAAATCCTTAAATAAGGTTGTAAGTAAACAAGATAAAGTCATCAAACAGTGGCAAGACATTAATGCTCAAATGCAGAGCAATCTTAAAGACTTTAAAGAAGCTGGTGATGAAAATGCTAAAGAAATGGCTAAAACAGCACTAAAGGACTTAACCCCAGCATATAGAGCAGCTAAAGATGCTTACGAAAAATTAAAAGGCGTTAAGCTATAATAAAATGCTTTACAAAAATAGGTTTGTATTACTTTTTATAATTGGTATAAGTGTTTTAATGTATTTTTTCTTAGATACTAAGGAAGAGTATGTTGATGAATACAATGCTAAAATAAAAGCACTAGAGGCTAAGGTCGATTCCTTACATAGTGAAAACGAGGGTTTAAATAATAATATACTTGAATTAAACCTTCAAATTACAAACTTAGACAAAGAAATAGATTTGCAAGATAATAAAATCTACAATCTAAACATCAAAACAAATGAAAAAGTTAGTTCTGTCGATCTTTTTAGCGATGATGAGCTTGAGCGTTTTTTCACAGAGCGTTACAGACACGTCATCGATTCAATTACGAAAGCCAATAGCAAAGCTAGTAATTAAAGATCTTATTATCGGAGATAGTTCAAAAGAACAAATCTCCATCTTAGATTCAAAAATAGGGTTATTAGAAAACAAAATAGTTCTAAAGGATAGTATTATATTTAACCTTGGTGTTAAAATAAGCAACTACGAAAGCATACTAAATGTCAAAGGCGATCAACTCGCAATGTCACAAGAACTATCTAAAAAACTTCAAACTGACTTACAAAAAGCAAAACTCAAAGGTAAACTTATGGGAGGAGCTGGATTGTTATTAGCAGCCGGCATAGCAGTTTTACTCAAATAGTATGGCAGAAAATTTAAAGGAAATAATAAAATCCGAATTCATCAAGTGTGCCCAAGATCCGGTATACTTCATGAAAAAATATTACATGATTCAAAACCCACAAAAGGGTAGAATCAAGTTTAACCTATACCCCTTCCAAGAACAAGTTCTTCGTCACATGCAAAACGAAGACTATCTAATCATAAACAAATCCCGCCAATTAGGTATATCCACATTGTGTTCAGCATATGCACTATGGATGATGTTATTTCAAAAGGATAAGAACGTGCTGTGTATCGCAACTAAGCAGGAAACTGCGAAAAACATGGTTACCAAAGTACGATTCGCGTACGACCAATTACCCAAATGGTTACAGATTAAAACCACAGAACACAACAAATTATCCCTACGATTAGCAAACGGGTCACAAATTAAAGCTACATCAGCATCATCAGATGCTGGACGTTCAGAAGCAGTTTCTTTGCTACTAATAGATGAGGCAGCTTTTATTGATGGAATTGATGAGATATTCGCTTCAGCACAACAAACATTAGCAACTGGGGGTGGGTGTATAGCATTATCTACACCTTACGGTACAGGTAACTGGTTCCATTCTACATGGGTTAAAGCCGAAGCAAGAGAAAATACATTTATACCCGTTCGTTTACCATGGACCGTTCACCCTGAAAGGGAACAAGATTGGCGCGACCAACAAGATATTATCCTTGGAAATAGAATGGCAGCACAAGAATGTGACTGCGATTTTAGTACTTCAGGGGACACTGTAATCGAACCAGACATTCTTAACTTCTACGATAAAACATTCCTACAGGAACCCGTTGAGCGTAGAGGAGTAGATGGGAGTTTATGGGTATGGGAAATACCCGATTACACAAAAACATATGTTGTAGTAGCTGATGTCGCTCGTGGCGATGGACAAGATTACTCCACATTCCACGTAATTGATATCGAAGAAGCTACACAAGTAGCCGAATTTAAACAACAATTATCAACAAAAGACTTCGGTAACGTACTATACTCAATAGCCACCGAATACAATGATGCTTTACTCGTAGTAGAAAACGCAAACATTGGATGGGCTGTAATACAACAACTAATAGACAGAGGATACCGCAACCTTTACTACTCTCCTAAAATGGACGTAGGAATGGGCAACGCTGATCAGTATATTTCACGTTTCGAGAATGGACAAGGTATGGTACCTGGCTTTACTACATCAATGAAGACAAGACCACTTGTTATCTCCAAAATGGTTTCGTATCTTCACGAAAAGGCGGTTACAATACGTTCAAAACGTCTATTAGAAGAATTAAGAACATTTGTTTGGAAACATGGTAAAGCACAAGCACAAAACGGCTATAACGATGATTTAGTTATGGCGTTTGGTATTGGAATGTTTTTAAGAGACACAGCATTACGTTTCCAACAACAAGGGGTAGATATGGCTAGGGCTACATTAGGAGGTGTTTATTCAACTAATCACCAGGCACCAAACATATACAGTGGTAATTCACAAATAAAAAATCCATACGAAATGGAAAATCCACACGGTGGTAAAGAAGACATTTCCTGGTTATTAGGATA